ATTTGGAAGGCTTCACGATACTGAGATTTTTCTTCGTCGGTTTTGAACAAATTATTTAAGTTCTTCGTTGCTCGTTCTTTGTAATAAGTGAACATAGCATCTTCATCACTCTTTTTCTTTGCTGCTAATTCCGCTTCTTCTCTCTGTTTTGCCATCAATGCTTCAAACTGTTGTTTTGAACGATAATCAATGTATTCGTCAGCAGTGTTGAAATCATCTCTATATTTTGGTCTGTATTTGTCAGGATTGTTTACTCGGTCTTGAAGGTCCGCAACAATCTTCTTAAATTCCGCAATTTCCGCAGCATGCTTTTTATTTTGTCTAGCAAACTGTTTGTGGAAAGAATAGGTTGCTTTCTCAAGTTCCGTAGGTCCTGTCTTTACAGGTTTCTCAACTATGTCAGCGCCTTTACTAACATCTTCATTCGCTACTTCTGTTTGGTCATTGGAAGGTGCTGCAACACTTTCTTCTGTTCCAACATTTTCACCGGCAGCGTTCGTGGATTCAGGAATTGCAGCTCCATCATTCACAACACTTTCTTTTTCTTCGTTTTCTATTGCCATATCGGCTCTCCTTTATATGCCATTGTAAGTGGGCATTCACTACTATATGTATAAACTTGTCTATAAATCTTTCATATCTTCGCAATCTTGTCTATAACTTATATCCAATGCTTGTCTTGGTATAATTGGTTGTATATAAGTTAATGCCAATGCGTCAGCGGTGTCAGGAGAATGTCCTAAAACCAGCTTTATTTCGGATTTTGGTATAATTTGTATCTTGTTTGTATTACTTAGTATGTATTTCGTACAATTTAACTCTCGCTTTAAATCGTCATTCAAGCCAATCATGCCAAATTCTTCAAATTGTTTCTTCATATTACAGTACATTTCGGCACGATTATTCAAATAAACACTCTCATCGGATTTTCCACCAAACGGAACAACCTGAGCATTATATCCTGCTTCACTTAAACGATTATAAAGGTCTAGTCCGTATGCTTCGTCAATGGCTATGTGGCTTAAATCACCACGGCCAAATTCTTCAATCAGTCCTTTAACTAGACCACACATTTCCGCAGCAGAAGCCAATCGTTTAACCACGATTTTCTTTATTTTGTTAATACTACGAACTACGATTACATTGTTATCTACACCCAAACCTGAGCAGTCAATACCGATAGCATAACCTTTCTGTTGGTTTTCTTTGTATGTACCGCATTCTTTCAACAAATCATTTGTGAACAAAGTACCATTTGTGTTGTCATCACATTCTTCACCATAGAACTCTCTACGCCACTGGTTTTCATCCAAACAAGTTTTACGCATTAAGTCAATTTCTCGTTGCTTAATTTTCTTGTTATCACTTGTCTTTGCGTTAATGACCTTAACATCATTATCACGAACATAAGTTGTGAGCCAATTATCAGCACGAGGTGTAGATAACATAACAATTTGTCCGATAGTATCATCAGGTAAATCACGCATAGTGAATGATAATACCGAGAATAGGTCTGGTGGTGCTAGTGCTGCTTCATCACACACTGCGAGACTTATACTGGTAAAACCACGCAACGATTCTAACGATTCATAAGAAGCAAAATATATCGCTCCATTCTTGAATGAAATCTTTTGAGCACCGAGAGAAGCACGAAATTGACCTGGGATTATATCGTTCAAACGAGCAACAATCTCAGGATACATTACTTCGCTCATTTGTCTAAAGTTCTGTGATAAACAAATTATGCGTTTTTGTTCTATCAAACGAATAGCACAAAGCAACGAAGCACAAAAAGTCTTTCCAGCTCCACGACCGCATCGCAAATAAATTACATCGTCTTTTGAAGTGAACAATGCTTTTTGATGTGGGAATAGTTTATATTTAATTTGTTTCATCTTCGTAGTCCCCGATAACAATACGAATGTCAGTATCTTGCTTAACTTCTGCTTCTACCTTCTGTTCGTTTCGTTCACTCCATTCATCTTTGAATCTACGCTTCAAGATTTCACAATACTGCATTTTACCTTCTCTGTAATAATGAGCAGTAATATAATCTTCAATCTTACGCTTCATCATTTCTAACCAATCACACATATCATTAAGAAGTTCTTGTGTTTCTTCAGCTATAATTTGTGTTTCGTTTTGTTGGAATGAATTACGGGACCATAGACGATATGAATTTTGACTTGTTCTCAAAGATTTTGGTAAATAGTCCTGAATATGAGCCATAAAGTTCGCTACACTACCCCAAGAAGGTGGTGTATTTGAATCGTGTGAACCTTGTCCAAAACCTTGACTGTTCAAAATTCTCCATGTAATACCAGCAGTGTTTAAGTTTTCACTCTGGTCTTCTATGTTAAAAGAATCATTAAGAGAGCCCTGGCACTCAATAAGAGAGAAATCAGGCTCACTCATGTTCTCTAAAATATAACGCATTTGTTTCTGTCTGAGTTCACAGTTTCTCAACAAATTAGCACCTTGAATTCTTCCCATTATTTCTTTCTCCCTGGGAACATGCCCGTTCTGTCCTTAGTGTTGTATTCAATGTCTTTAAGCAATTCTTCAAGTGCTAATAATTTGTCGCAAACTTGTTTCAACAAAATAACAACAGAATCCAGCTCTGTTTTAACTGGAGTTTCTGTTATTACTTTATCTAAAACTTTCTTTTCTTTTTTCATGGATTACTCCTTTATGCTGTTAGAGCCAGCATTGCTCGTTTGTTTGTTTAGGTTTGTTCGGAAGAACTGTAATCTCCTGGTACTGCCAAGAAACGCCAAGTCCAAGGGTAGTATGAAGGGTCATTCTCACGAACTTTACCCCATTTACTAAATCCGACTTTGAACAAGTCACCATTATTCACATAATCATTTATATGTGACCAAGGATAAATCCAACATCCCTGAGCACAATTAAATTCACTGTTGTCATTACCAGTATATTTTGTTCGTACAGGGAAACCATTACCACCAATAGCATGTGAGTCCCAGTGATAGACTGTTGTACTGTCAAAAGCAAGCATAACTCTAGCAGCAGCATTATTTAATTTGTTCAAAGTAACAAATTTATCTTCAGCTAGTTCTGCCCAATAGAAGTTTGCTTCGCAACCTGTACCATTTGTCAATGTGACTCCGTAAGGTGTTTCAGCTGGGCAACTACCAACATTACCATAGTATTTAATGTTGTGTAAGTTTTTACCCCATTTTACGAATGTGTAGTTATAGCGAGAACCTGTACGATTCTGCCAGTATCTACATTTCAAACCACCCTGGTTATCATTGAATGTGTTGCCAATTATGCTCCAGTTCAAAACACAATCATAACAATCTTCATCGTATGAACCGTTAATCATATCAATCTTTGTGAACTCAATAGGTACATTATTGTTGAATGTATTGTTTCTAAGGTCACAGAAGATGTGATAAACATTATTACTGTCCTTGTAAGGATAAATCTTAATCGTGTTGTTATTAGTGGTACAACCTCTCATTTGGAGCAACTTAGCTTCAATTATGTTGTTCTCACCAATTTCACAGTTATCAAATTCCAACCAACCACCTTGTGTTGTGTTATCTGTAACTCTCTTGAAACCAACATTAACCTTACAATTCTTGAAAATATATTGTGCTGGAGAAGTGAAGAAATATCCACCTGTTATTGTACTGTCATTAGCCCAACAAGCTGATATGCTAGGCTCATTAGCGAAACGAACATCACAACCATTTTCAATAGTCAAGTATCTACAATTTAGAGCAACATTATTACATTTTACATTGTTCAAAAGAACATCAACTGTATTCTGTTTGTTAATGCTCATTTGGTTCGTACAAACTAAATTATAGATTTGTGTGACTGTTGTTGGGCAAGTGAAGTTATACATGCTTCTTCCTGCCATATCAAGTTTAGTTTGTCCATCAGCACCAATAGCATTAACATAAGCAGACCCGTCTTGGAAATTACTCAAAATTAGTCTGTTCAATGCCGTAGAACGAACTAAAACATTGTTATAGAAATCTACACTAGCTGGGTTAGAGAACCAGTCATCTCTAAATTCCATATAAGCGAATGAAACTTTATCTGTTGAGTTAAATATGTTGTTTCCAAGAATTACACAATTACTGATAGTGATTCTACCATTTGTGCCATAAGTCAATGGCAATCTGTTTGTACCGTGAATTATAGCATTAGATACTGTCACATTATAATTCAATGTGTTGTTATAGAAGTAGTTGTTCGCATCAATATACAAATCTCTTGAATTACAAGCCAAGAAGTTTGCTGGGTATCTAAACCAACTAGAGTGAACTGGACATGAAGTGTCTAACACATAGAAATCGCCAATGGGGTGATTACTGCTACCAACAACTGTGATATGATTACATTGGATTTGTTCGTTTGTAAAAGAAGTATCAGCATCACACATTAACTTCTTTTCGGTCACCAATGTCACAGTGCTGTCTGTATAATTACCCTTGACGAAATATACACCAGGAGCTGTACGCAATTCATTACTACCAACAACAGAAGTATAGTTTAACAATGCGTTTATATTTTCCTGGTGTCCTGGATAAACACCATAATATGTTGAAGGTAAATACTCACCATCATACAACAAAATCCAGCGACCAACTTCTGTACTGTTACTTTGTACAACATAACCTGCATCAGGTTGAGCAGTACATGTTTCATCCCAAACATAAGTTCTCTTTTCACAGTCGTCATTAGTCCAATAACCTACAACATCTACTGTGCCCAATGAAACATCGGCATCCATTAAGCCATACAAGCCATAAACATCAAGGTTTTCACCTGTACCAGTTTCTAAATCTATACTGTTATACCAATCACGAACAAATGACCAATTATTACTATCATCATCTGTTCTAGGGTCTGTGAAATCGCCTAGATAATCATACAAACGCAAATAAGCAAGTTGTTTAACAAAGTAAGTTTGTGAAGGTCTGCCATCGTTATCCAAATAAATTGGATTTTCTACAATCGTGTAAGTATCGTTTACAGAATTGTAGCAATAAACATCAATGTAATTTGTACTAACTGGGTCTAGGATTTCTACCTTACTACCTGGTCTACCTATTACATCTTCTTGTTTTAGAATTGGAAAATATACCTGAACCATTATTGTTCACCTCCATTCTTTGTCATAGCATTAACTTCCGCTTTCTTCAAGTCAATCAAAGATTTCTCAATGCCAGCTTGTGCCTTAACAACTTCTGCTTCTGTTTTTGCTTGTTCACCAGGATTACTTTGTTCTAACTGCTTTTCAAAAGCAAGTTTCTCCATATCCTGTTGGTGTTTTAGTTTGCTCAAAAGCATTTCTCTATCAAGTGAGTAAGCATTAATCTTTTGTTCGTTTTCAAGTTCGTTAATGCGTTGAGAGAGCTGAGCAATTTGAACATCTCTTGTCTTAATTTCATTATCAGCTTGTGCCAATAATTCTTGCTGTTGTAATTCAAGTGGTGTTTGACCTGGATTAAGCATTTGTGCGAAATCTCTAACATATTCGTTATCGTTTTCAATAGCACATTCAGCAATTAACAATTTCTTCTTGTCTGTATCGTCTGTAATCAAAGCACCCATCTGTTGTAATGTGACTCTTGCTTCTTGTTTCTTCAATGCTTCGTCAGGTCCTTCAATCACATTGACCTTAATCATTCCATATAAAATTCTTCCAAACAAACTCTCGGCAAACAATAAACCAATTAGCTGGAGACTATATCTCAAATGGAACAAATAGGCTCTTACATTGTTGTTAAAGGTCTTTTGATTCAACAATGCTTCTGTTGCAGTCTTTTCTGTATCGGTTTCAAGACCAACGGCAGGAATACCGATAATTGTGTTAGTTAATGATAAACTATTCTGCATCAATGTATTAACATCGTCAATCTCAAAATTGTTTGGTAAACGAACAGGTGGTTGTAACTTTCTCTTTTTATCAGCAGACCAACCACGATATTTCAAATGTGGATTCAATGAAATATCACTGTTCTTGTAAAATTCACCATAACCTTCTGTACTTTCACTATCTGTGAGCCAGGTATTTTTTGGTGCCTTTGAACATCTCAAAATTAACTGACGATATGCGTAATTAACCAATCGTTGTATTGGTCGCATTTGTTTTGTAATACCAGTATATGTTTGTTTCTTGCCTTCCCAAATTTGTTCACCGAATACTGGAACAACAGGAATGTAAGAATATGGCAAGTTAATTTGTTCAACAATCTGTGTACCCAACATCTTGAATACAAATATCTGGTCTTTCTGTTTTAAATAATAAGTGACCAGTGGCATGTACTGTTTGTGGTCATAACTCTTATCTTCAATGTCAATAAGAGGTTCTTCAGTGAACATAGTAGTGCCATAATTATCTTCAATCCATTCTTTTGGTTTCAATTCTACAATAGCTGCTCGTTTTGCGTCGGCAAAATTTAATTTGGTCGCAACAGGGTCAAGGCGAACATTTGTCACATCCGCAATAGAATATAAGCAGTTCTTTACTGAACCATCAATATCAAAATCGTTTGAGAATACCAAAACTCCCAAACCTGTACCAATAGCATTTTGTAATGCTTCAACACAAGCAGTGTTGTTATCAATGTCACTTAAAAATTCATCGGCTTTGGTTGTGACATCGGGTTGGTCTTCGTACTGCCATTTATACTGGTTTGGCAAATATGTGTTTGTAATAGTGCGAATAGCATTTTGAACAATGTTTAATCGGCATTCTGTCACATTATCACCAATTAACTTTTTGTCCACTTCATCACTTTGGTCGCCGGCAATAAACTTGCGGTCTTCTTTAATTTGTTTGTATAATGCTTGCCATTTATCCCAAGATTGCTTTTCAAATGTGCGGAAATCGGATATAATGGAATTTTGGTCTAATTCTTCGTTTTCCATTTGTTTAACCTCTTAAATTTTGGTGGAAGCCTAAGCTCTAACCCACACGGGTCTATATATTTATTAAAAAACCCACCCTGTGAAACTCAGTACCAGGGTGGGAAACAATATATGGAGCAGGAGAATATGAACGAAACTCCTGGTTGAACTCTCGCTCAACATAGTATATATGACTGAAATAGTTAAATTCGTTGGCCTTCTTCCAATAAATTAATTCTACCAACTGTGTTAATTAGTTGTGGATTTTGTAGCCAAAATAGTGTGCTGTATCTTTCAAGTGCGAAAGCATAAACTCGGTTCTGATACCAAGGTCTTACATCTTTGCCTTCTCTCGGAACAAAGAAACTAGCATCAGGAACATAATTTCTTCCTAAAACACTCTCCAATAGCATTATCTTATTGGTAATGTATGGTAAATACAAATCCTGTACCAAACCAACATTCAAGCATGCTATGTTATACGCATAAAGTGTGTTTGAACTTGTGAATATGCTTTGTTCCACAGGTGTTAGAGTTTTCATAATAGCATCGGCTAACACAGGTGAATGGTAATAAGCAAGTTGGTCAGCTAAATTTCCACCCATTTGAATAGGTTCAGGTATAACATTACCCATTCCTAAACTTAATTTTCTGCGATAATGGTTTAGAGCAACATAATCTTGTGGTCGGAAGTTTTGTGCTATCCAAGACCACGCAGGTAGTTCACCGTATCTAGCACTATCCCAAGGTGAAGATATGTCAATGGTTCCAGGGATTTGTTTGTCCGAAATAAAGATACAATTTGCGTAATCTTGAAACATTCCCAAGCATGGTGATTCTTTGTGAGTTAAAACGCAGTGATAAGTTTGTGGATATGGGCAGTCATAATGTATAGGTTCATTTGTTAGCATCATTTTGTTCTTCCTTTAACTCTTTTATGTACTGTTCCATTAGTTTGTTTATCTGTTCAGCTATTGTGGTCAGTATCTCCGGGTCATGTTCTGTGTGGTATTCAAGCATGATTCCGACTCACCACAAAATCGTTCATCATTTTCTGTATTTCGGTTAAGGTAGGCATTGAAAAAATCCTCGGTCTCTTTATCATATCCATTCAATCTAAAGTATCGTTCAATTAGTTTGTCATTACTAGCAACAACATTACCGCATGCGTCTTTTGCGTTAAATCGTCTTTTGGCAAATTCTTCAGCACTCTTTGTTATGTAATGTTTAATGAAAGCAAAATCCCAGCAAATTTCTTGCCAGGGGCTTAAACCATTTTCGTGAACACCACTAGCATTTACGCATAAACCACCTTTAACTAATGTGTTGTGTATTTGTGCTTGTGCTGGTTTGAAAGTTTTATGGTAGAAATTCTTAATGTGGCAATTCTCGGTAATGCCATTTGGCAACGATTCATTATACACACAATCTTTAGGTAGTGGAATGTTAAATCGGTTTTGAACTGGGCTATCTTCGTATTTAATTTGTCCTAATGAACCGAAGCATTTCCAGTTAAGTCTCACAGTGTCGCAGTGTGTATATGGTTTCAATAATTCGTGTGGTTTCTCTCCCTCATAAAATTCATCAGCATCAATGAAAAGAGTCCAGCTATCAAACTCCATTCTGTTAATCCAATCTTGATAAGCACGAAGTTGTGGCTGTTCAACATTTTCAAACGGAATCACTGTTATTCCTAATTTGGATAAATCACCATTACCACCATTGTCATAAACTATTATGTTGTCAAACATAAACTTTCTATGCCAGTCCACCCATTCCTTGATATAAGGGGCTTCATTCTTTATTATAGCAACCAAATTAACCTTCATCGGTTTCTTCCTTATTTTCCTTACCCAATTCTTTCTTCTTTTGTTTGTATTCTTCTATGAGCATCTTAATCTCACCAGGGGTGAATGTTGTTCTCAATTTTTCAAAGAACCAGTCTTCCAATGCTTCCCTTTCTTCGCTGTTATCCATTTGTGTTCTCCTTGTTAATTCGTTTATATGGTTCATAGGTCTTATACCAATCTTCATAACTCAAATCGGTCTTTCCTTCTTTCTTTTGCCTCAAATACGCATAATAAGCTGGGTGTGATTCACGAAACCTCTTTTGATACTCCCTTTGGAACAATCTATATCCTATCTTGTCCCTTTCACCGTGGAATTTCTGTCTGTATCGTTTTCCAAGCACATATTCTTCTTGTGGTTTCTCGGACCAGTATTCTTCAATTCCTTCTTGAATCTTTTCCTGCCACTCATCGTGTCTGTCCTCGTCAGACCAATACTCTTTAAGTGCTTTACTCAAGTTTTCTCGGTGTTTCTTTGATTTCTAATATACGCCTGTA